ACCTAAATCAAGATGATATCCAAAGACTGCTGCACTTGCTTGCAAGACAAGCAAGAGGGCTGGGATTGCAGTCAGCCAAAAGTATTTATTTTCTAGTCGTAGTTTCCAGTTAATCATATGTTTTTCCTTTCTTATGGCAATTTCGTTGGCCATGGGTCGTCAGTATAGTACGATATTGTACTTACACGGATATCTCCGATGTCTCTATCTGTTGGCACTGGGTTTAAGAACTGAAACCTCAGATGGTTTGCGTCTGCTGGATTAGCAACATACCATGTGCCGTAAGGTATTCCGCTATCGTTGTATATAGAACCGATTAATGAATTAGGTGTTTTAAAACCTTGAGGTATACCATGATAGCCTAAAATAAAGACATTCCGTTCTCCATCGCTTTCTTGAGCTCGATATCCTGCTCCGCCACGTCTCACAATCCCGAACCATCCCCATTGAAGGCCGCCGAATTGGTACGTGACCACATCATTAACTCGTCTAATTTTGACAAATGAGTCCCCTAATTTTGAAACTGAGTTAAGTGTTCTCCATCCAGTATCCCCTATCAATACCTTCCAACCAGTGTTTCCATTTCCACTCTCTTTAATCCACTTGAGAGCACCGTTGGTAACTGCGGTATCTACATAGGTTGTTCCGATTTCAGCAGCAATACGCCCTTCTGGCGAACCTATACCACGGATTTCATGGCCTACGTTTTCAGGTAGCGGAAGTGTGACATTATTACCCCCGACAATGCCGAGGGTATTTCCTGTCAAGGTCAGCCTTGGTTCAGGCTTTTGGTTCAGTAGCTTCACATCATGACCAACGGCCTGAGCAAATTCCTCTAAATTGCTCATAGCAATCACGCTTTCGCTGCGTTATAGGTTGCGACCAAATCAAGGTTGGCAAACTCGTCAATACGACGACCGAGGTCAGCCAGTTTTTGAACCACTGCGCCTTCAGTATCGCCACTCATTTTAGCGATTTCCGCAGCAATCTCTTTAAGCGTGTCAAGATTTTCAGGCACACCCTCGCCCAGAATATCGTTCTTAACTGCGGTTTTAGCCTGCTCAATCAGTTGTGTGACTGTCGCATTGTCAACTTTTCCATTAAGCAGTTGCTTCAATTCCTTGATGTCAACCCCAACCGCTTGAGCAAATGCCGTTAATTTTGTTGTGTCCATATTTCTACACCTTTCCTAAATTATAGTAAAAGAGCAAGTCAGGGATTTCCTGACACGCTCCACCTTCGCTTGCAGGTCTTTCTGCAAGCTGTTTTTTTACTTCTTTTTCGATGTCTAACTCCTTCAAAGTGTAGATATCTTCCGTAACCAATTCTTTATCTGAGTCTTCAATTTCAATATAAGTATCTCTATCGCTTGGGAAGATATACCCTCCAACCGAGATTTCCACTCGGTATTTTCCGCTTGGTAGAATACTATCTAAATTAAAGTTGACAGAATGGCTAGTGACGGGAGCAGTTGTCTTCCATCTTCGTTGTCCCTTTGTCAGAGTGACAACCGCGTCTTGACCTTCAAACAAGGTCATGACACGGTAATTTTCATCTAACAATTCAAATCCAAAAGTAGAAGACAAGTCCCCTTGCTTAATAAGGTCGCCACCATCAATCCGAGCCAAATTGGTTGTATTAACTCTACGTTTGTTACAACCCATTCTACGCCCCTTTCTAATCATCTATTAAGATGCCTTCTTTGATATCCAATTTCTCAAAATCGCTAAATAAACGATCTATGTAGCCGTTACCTCCTAGAATTTTATAGATTTTATGCATGCTTTCTACTAGTGAGAATTCATCTCTAGAGGTATATCCTCTGTTAATAGCCCGTCGCATATCACGGTCAAGGCGCAACTTCATGGTATTTAGATGCGCCTTATCGTGAATTTTTAATTTTTCTTGCACTTCGTCGATTTTGGAATTGCTATCTTTAGCGGTAGTCTGGACATCTTTAATCTGTTTCTTGACATCGGTTAGTTCCGAGACAATTTTATCTGTTTCTTCTTTGGCTTTTTTCGGCAACCGATAGCTTATCCAAGCAATGATTGTTGGAGTTAGCACTGGCATTACGCTAGTGAAAAAGTGTTCTATTTTTTCAAAGACATCCATAAACACCTCAATTATTGGTTAGGCGCAACTGTTGTAGCAGAAGGTTCTGTTACTGTAGGAGTTACGGTAGCTGTCGTAGAAACTGCAGCTGCTGGTGCGACAGTAGTAGGGGCATTTTGTTCTTGAGGTTCGTACTTCCATGCTGCGCCTATTCCGCCCATTTCAAGACGACCGTTACGGGCAAAGTCACTGACTGGTTCGCCGTTATAAGTAAATTCCTTGTTCAACTGAACCAAGATACGCTTGCCTTCTCCGTCGACTTCAACGTGCGCTGGATCTTCAAGGGTAATCAAGTCATGAGGCATGTAGTGTTTACCAATTTCAGCAAGTGGAATCAACTCTACCAACTCCTTGTAGATAGTTCCATAAGCGATTGTCTTACCTGCTACAGCATTTAAAACGACCGCATGGATAATCTTTCCATAGCGGTCTGTCTCTGTTTTATTGTGCTTAACAGCTTGGTCTGTTGCAGTCTGTTTAGCCTCTGTCTCAGCCAATTTCTGCTCTGCTTCTTGAAGTTTAGCTTGAGTTTCTTGTAATTTAGCTTGTGCTTGCACAATCGCACTTGTTGGGTCTAGCTCAGTACGTAGAATCTCTTTGACTGCTTCAATGAGTGTTTCATCCGTATCACCCAAGCGGTCACCCTCTAGCTTACGAGTGAAAAAAGTAAACGGCTTGTCACATTGAATAGAGACTTCCGTCTTGCCAACTCTAAAAAATTTATTTACTAATACAAATTCCATGTTAATTTTTTCCTATCTAATATAAATATCTATTGTTCCAGAACGATATCGTTTTACAAAATTTGAAGCTTCTTGGTCGCTGTCGAACTGGATATGTAATTTTTTATCTGCAATGTAATTGTTTTCACCTGAGTATCTTGTGTTTATATAAACTCGATTCGCATAGAAGACCTCTGTGTCATAATTACTATAATTAATAAGTTTAAGTTTTCTGTCTTCACTATCGAAACTACTTGCTAAACTTATGAAATTTCCATCTACAGCAACCGTATTAGATGAATATGAATAAATAGTTGCGTGTTTTAAATTACTAAAACGTTTTAAAAATCGCCATTTTTGCCACACCAACTTACTTCCGACATATCGTTCTATAATCTCATGTCCTCCGACATAGATTCCTTCTCTTGTAGCCATAATACCACCTACTCATACACATCATAGATTGTGTTCGAGTCTTTCGTGCTAATCGCATTATATTGTGCCTTTGACCCGTACCAATACTTCATTTGCTGATTCCCATTTTGGTTAATCAGCTTGTGTGCAACTACTTCAGACGGTGTACTTGGAATCCCAAGCGCTGACCTATTTACTCGCAAAACACCCGAACTATCGACTGTAATCGTTGAGTTATCAGGCCTGACAACTCCGTTTGAACCAGCTGTTGCTGTTGCAGGAGTTGGACTCACTCCGTTTTTAAAAGTTTGCACAGACACTTTTTTCAACCCACGGCCATCATGAATCATGATGTTGTCTGAGTTGTTGACCTGATATGTTTGTGGCAAGTCAGTTACTTTTCGTGTCTGTGTGCTAATTACTGCCATATTATACCTCCATTCTATATTTCCAATCCGCGACAATCACATGACCGTTTTCATCAGCAAGTAAGGTATGTTCTGTACCGTCTTCCGTACGAATTGGAGCAGTAAAGTCATTCTGTAAGAACATGTACTCGATAGCATTTAGTCTATCTTCGTGCTCCTGGAACTCACGCTTTAACGCCTCTACTGACTCATAGCTTGCTTGTCTTACGTTGTCTACGTTTCCCAAACCTACCTGTGTCTTTGTCACTCCATGCGGATTGTTACGATTAGTTGCGTGATTGTTAAAATCTTGCTTACTTGCTTGCTCAACATTCGTGACATTCCCTAGCCCCACTTGCTGCTTAGTGACATTGTGTGGATTGTTTTGGTTTTGAATGTGAGCAGTAAGGTCTGCTTGATTCGCTTTATTTGTAGTTTGGTTGCCGATAATCGCTTCAAGACCATCGATGTCTGAAACCTTGTGACGATGGGTGGCATCAGCTTTCCCATTCCAGCGTGTCCGTTCTTGGTCAGAAACGTGACGGGCAGTATCTCCAATATGATTATCAATATTGGTTTGTAGTTTTCTTTCTGTTTCTTTCAATTCAGGGACAGTTGCATAAACCAAGTCAGTCGCATTATACTGAATGGTAATCTGGCTATTCTTACTAATAGTCGTGTTGAAATCATAGTCTCGATATACATAAGCAGACGTTTTGGGAGGAATCACATCTCCCTGCTCTGCCCAGGTATACATATACATGAACTCTTCATGATTTCCACGTTTTGCAAAAACACCAATTTCATTCACAATTATTTCACGGTCAATCTGTGAATTATCAAACCGTGCTGTAAGACGAATAGTATCAGCTGCATCAGTCGATAAAGACTGTGCCACTTGCAAAGAATGAACTACTTGTACGATATTGTTTTTCTTGCCAATGTCCGTCCGATGCCGTCCGCTACCCAAAGCTATGCGAGTAAAGACCAGTGGTTCTCTATTTTGAATTGCTAGGGCCGTTTCGCTGATTGCTTTATCGGTCACAATGGGTTGGATAAAATATCCCATTTATTTCCTCCTATTCAAATCGAACCGAACGAATGTCTCTGAATGTGTGAGCACCAACATAAATCGCGTTCATCATTGGCGCTTCAACCGAGAATTGGATTCCTAAATGAGCAGGAATCAATTCACGCACATACTTTAAAAAACGGTTCAAATATCCAGTCGGTAGTTCTCCTAAAAATCGGATATGTACCGCTGAACCCTTGACCGTTACTAAGTTATTGACATTCGTGAAGCTCTTTGTAATTTTTTGTAAGCTCACTGAGTTAATTTTGATTTTGGAAGAAATTAAAGTGATTAGATACCGCCTTCGTTCTTCCAAGTCTGTTGTTTTCGGCTTTACCTGAAGGGCCTTTTCCCAACGTGTAATCCAGTCTTCCGTCGCTTCTGGCAACAACATCAACTGTCTGGTATCAAAGATTAAGTCTGTAATCAATTCCAGCTCTGGAATCTCGGTTTCAAACAAATCATTGATGGTTGGATCTAAGACCTCTGACAAAGCCGATAACATACGATATCTAACTTGTGACATTGATGGTTACCTCCGCTAGTTTAGGAAGCATGTTCGTAGAAAGCTCAATACTTTGTTCCCTATCATTCAACAAAATACGGTCCACATCTCGAACCCCATTGATTCTGTCAATGATTGTGGCAACTTTATAATTTCGAACCTCTTTCTCTTCAAATGCTTCTTCACGTAAGTATTTAATGAGTTGAACTTTCGCCTCGTTCTTGATTGTTTCAACATCTACATCTTCATCAATCTTGATAGTTGCAGTAATACGAACGTTATAGCCACTTACAGACTGAACTGTCACGTATGCTCCGATTGGAGCCACACCTAGCCCATGGCCACTTGGTTCAGGATCCAAGTAATTCTTGAATCTCTTTACCAGCTCTGGACTTGCTTCATTACCGTCAGCATCCGTAATAGATACACGTACCGTGTTTTCTCCCTTCCAAAGCGGTTCAATAAGTGCTGAACCAACACCAACGAACTCACTTGCCCATTTCTTGTATTGGGCAATGTTCCCGTTTAAAGTCGGTGTTTTCAGATACTCAATGGTCCGTTTGCGGAGTTGTTTATCTGTCTCTTCGTCTTCTCCTACGACGATAACAGAGCCGATTTCTGCCCCTTTAAAGTCGCTCAACACATCAATATTGATGAGTTGCCCTCTTACATAGTTGGGAGCATTTCCAACTTGTTCAGCTACTACACTATACTCAAATCCAGAGCGACGTTCTAAGACACGGAAGTTATACTCACTATTAACCACACTGAAACGAGTTCCAAGCGGGATTTCCTGCTTGAATTGAACCAATCGAACTGATGCCGTAGCTGGCAAGCGTTCAACTCCGAACTGCCTACATAAACGAGTTAAGAAGATTCCTGTACTCGTATCCAAAAAGTTGACTTCCTCATACGATTTTAAGACCGTATACTGAATGGCGACTTCTCGAGCCGCAGGCGCAACTAGATTGTACAAGACAGATCCTTGTCTTTTGTCATACTTATCATCAAACAAGGCCAGCATATCCTCTAAAATTTCTGGATATGTTTTTACCTTTATCATCGTTTCACCTCCAAATCCATCTCAAATGTTCCAAAATCACTATCAACCATGAACTGCACATAAAACTCATCTTTCTTTACCTTAGTAGAAAAAGAGTGAACCTCATGAATCCTGTCATCTTCATACAAGGCTTCTTTTATGCGTCGTGCAATATCCATCTGGGCATAATCCATATCCCCACCAAATAAAGCATCTAACTCTACACCGTATCGATGGTCATAAATCGTATAGATGAACCGTTCAGTTGTCAGCATGCGTCTGATTGATTGCTTCAGAGCATGAATGCCATCTGTTTCTAGCAAGATATTGGTTTCATCTAGTGTTAAGCTAGGCTGTTTCTTAGCTTCAACAACATTTTTAGCGATGTTTAAAAAGTTTGTTTTAGGAGTACTCATTCATCAGAACCCCCTTTCACTTTGCGCTTGTAGTGGAATATCTTCTTGTACAAGACATAATAAAACCCTCCACCATCTTGTCTGATGAGATGAAGGGTTTGACCTACATACTCAGGATCTAATGCCTCATCCGTCCATGTGACAGCAAGCATGGAATCATCCAAAATCAACTCATTGGTCAATTGGATTTTGAGTGGAGAAACCGATAAAACTACACCAGTCGTTATCTTTGCGAACTGGCGATTTTCAATGAAATTACTAATCAATTTCTTTAGATTTTCTATTACTTCCATCTACTCACTTCCTGCCATGAATAATTTAATTTCCATCGTGTGCTTTTCTGCACTGAAAGAATGAGTTGCCTCTTCAATGACATACCATCCCTTCTTCTCAATATCCTTAACATCCACATAGACTGCATGGCCTGCTAAAAAGTCAATACTTCCAATATCAGCTTTTAGACTGAAAGTTTCTTTGGGGCGGTTTTTCATCTTCAAGAGCATTTCGCCCCATTGCTTGATTTGTCCCTCAGTTGCTTTCTCATCCACTTTTTTCATGTACTGGAGTTTTCCCCAAGCGCCGATGTTGTAGCTGTCCTGATAGATGTAGACCTCTCTCTTCTTGGTCTCTTTGTTCTCTTGTATCAAGCGGACAATATTAGCACTATCTTCAATCGAACCTTCAAACTCAAAGCTAGACATAAAGGATTCATTTCCGATAATGTACTGGATTGGTAAGTTTTTCGGAGTCGTTAGCGTCAACTCTCCGAACTTGTCATACAAAACCAGCAATTCTCCACTTTGTACCAAGGTCTCATCCATGGCCTCTTGGATAATATCCAAAGCCTTCTTATCCTCCTTTAATTGAGGGGATAAGGTCACGGCTGGGGCTTTTAGTTCCCCAATCTTCAAATCAAAATCTCCTGCGATTGCTGAGACAATTTGATTGACGTTTTTGTCCTTAGCAACAAAGTTGATATTGCGTAGTAAGTACTTTATCTGGTCATGGAAGGTCAAGGTTGTTTTGGTATCTTTTTCGTACTTGATTTTCGTCAAATAACCAAAGAATACCTCTTTATCATCTAGCTTAAAAGCGAGCGGAGAACCATATTCAAAGGCTACTTTTGTAGAGTTGTACAAGGTAATCTCCACGCTCCAAGCCGACCCTTTTCTAGTTGTCTTGAATTCGACTTTTTCAGACACAGTCGCTAAATCCCATGTATCTCCAGTTTTATTGTTCTGATAGAATAATTGCATCATGGTATCACAAACTCCTGTCCAGGATAAATCCAATGAGGGTCTTTAATTTTGTCTTTATTGGCTTCGTAAATTTCAGTATATCGGCTGCCATCTCCGTAAAATGTCTGAGCAATTCCCCAAAGAGTATCGCCACTCACAACCGTATGGCTTTTTTGAGCAGGTTTCTCAGTCGTAGGGCTACGTTCTTCAGTAGCTTTTACCTGAGGTTTCTTTTTAGTGGCCTCGAGTGCTTTTTTGTCTTTGATAGTAACCTTCCGTGGTTTATGAGACCGATATTGTAAGAACTTAATCTTATATATCAGGTCATTTTCATATCCTGTCTTGGTAGAGACATCGAACTGTTCCACTAAAAATTTCCCGTTAATAGCAGAACCAAAAGCACCCCCAATCATGACTTGAATAGGAGTGCCTTCCGTCTTAAATTTACGAATAGATGATACAAAGGATTCTGGAGAAACACGGCTATTCCGTTGGTAGTTTCCATCGTATCTTCCACTAGGAATAAAGGATTCAAACTCAATCGATTGAAGCTCTGGATTTCCGACGAGCGGAACGTTACCAGTATCGATGATAGCGACTGTCTCAATTCCTTGTTTGTCCTCCAGTTTGATTTCTTCTGGATTCACTGGCAATTTAATGCCTTCAATAAATATAAACATCTGCTACCTCCTTCCTAGTAAGCCATGAGGCCATCAGCGCCATTATTCAAAGCGTCTACAATCGTTGCATTCAAATCATCCAATACGTTGGCATACTGGCCAGCGTTGTTAATGGAGTCAATGTTGGTGACAATCTCTGGTTTCAAGGTAATAAAATTCTGTTGCCACTTCATGGTCGCAACATCCTTAATTAACTTGATGTATTCATCGTCCAGTTTGATTTCGTCTTCAATCTTGCCGACTTTGTCTAATTTACCACCTGTAGGATTGTGACCACCGCCTTGTCCTCCGTCGCCTTGTCCAGGGACTGAACTTGCTGGGCTTAGTTCGTAAGGTGTCTTTCCTTGGTCACCCAAGAAATTGTTTCCTGCACCGTTAGCATCTCCAGCTCCTTTGAAGAAACCACCGACAGCTTTATCGATACCTTGACCGATTTCATACCCTTTATTAAAGGCACCCATTCGGTCCCCAAGTTCAAGATAACCAAGTTGTGGAGTGTCAAGGTGCGGAGTTTCTAAACTAGCTTTGTGTTGTTTGAGACCATCTGCCAAGTGCAGACCTTCAAAGGTTTTTTTAACTGGTTTCTGCATGCTATCAATCGCACCAGCTACATCTCCTGCGAAATTAGTTCTACCAAGCGAAACCGAACCAACTGCACTGATATTCAACCCAAGACCATTCAAGAAGCCAATCATGCTATTAAATCCGCTAAGAACAGAGTTAATCATCCCTTCAACCGAACTAATAACACTATTGACCATGCTATCTACGAATCCTGCAATAGCAACAGCCATATCACGGCCACCTTGAGCAATATCATACCAAGCACTTTGAACTTGGAAAGACATCTCGTTCCATAAGTTAACAGCACCAGTAACAAACCAGTCGATAAAGTCTAAAATACCTATCAAAATAGTTAAGATAGCCTGATAGAGAAACATCCAGAATGCTATTGCGGTATTCACATACCAAAAGACGCCTTGTAGCATCATATTAATCACCCAGATAGCTGCATTGGCAATACTAAGAAGTATATTCCAAATGGTCATTCCTAAGTAAAATATAGCCCCTATAATGATTCCTGTAGCTGATACGGCTGCACCAGTAAGATTGTTAAACCATGCAACTAAGGCATAAAAGAGACCAATAAGGATAATGACTGCCATCACAATCAACATGATTGGGTTCATTGCCATAACTGCATTCAAACCAGCCATTGCTGTTTTAGCCACGTTGGTAGCAATACTAAATAGTTTAGTGGCGATTTCCGCTGCATTCATCGCAACTACATAAGTCCCTATAGCGAATGCCACAGCAATAATAATCGGTTGAATGACAGACCAGTTATCGATGACAAACTGAGCAATCGGAGCTAACATACTCCAAACAGCCCCAATCATATCCATAGCAAAGATAGCCGCTTGGACGACATATTGAAGCACCGTGGCTACAATTTGGGCAAATTGTTGGAAGGCTGACGAGTTCACTATCTGATTAATCTTAATCGATATTGGCTCAAGCGCCTTTGTCACAAAGTTCAGGAAGTTCTGCCATGCCCTGCCCCATGTCATTGGCATGTTGCGGAATTGTTGATCAATCGCTTCGCTTGCTTCCAGCATGGCAGTTTTGACAATGTCGGCCGTAATCTTCCCGTCTGCTCCAAGTTTCTTAACCTCGCCACGGCTAACGCCTAACTTGTTTGCGATGGCTTGGATTAAGGCTGGTGAAGTTTCAGCTAGAGAACGTAACTCATCACCCTGCAACTTACCACTAGCCATCGCCTGATTAAGCTGAAGCATGGCATTTTTTTGCTCTTCAATGCTTGCTCCACCGACTACAAAGGATTTATTCATGGTTTCCAAAAAGGCAATTGTTTCGCCGTTGTTTTGGAAAACATCGCCGGCCTGCATTCTCATCTTAGCGACACCGTTCGCCATGGTTGTATAGGCTGAACCTGTACGCTGTGCGGATGTATAGATAGACTTTTGCAGTTCCTCTGTCGTCTGCGTACCGTCACGGATCATATCTAAACGGGCATGCATATTAGCATACTCGTCTGACATATCTATAGCTTTTTTTGCAACTACCCCAGCTAGGGCGATGGCAGCGCCAACTAAAGCGCCTTTCATCATTCCTTTTGCAGAATTGAACTTACCAAGTTTTTTAGAAGCAGTATTAGAAGCATTCCCTAAATCTCGTAGAGCCAGTTCTTCTTTTTTGAGTCCTGCAGCTGCTAGCGTTGCACTGCTTATAAATCTACCGTTGATATCAATGACTCGCCCAGCTTTATTGACAAAATATTGGCCAGAATCACCTGCTTTTTTCATAGCGGATTCTTGAGCCTTCATGGCTTTATCTATGCCAGAACCTGCATTTTTGACACGTTCCATAGTCGCATAGATTTTATTTAAAGTGCCTGTGACTCTATCGGTCAAAGACATGGTTGTTTGTATATTTGCCAATAGAATCACCTCACTTCTTCATTCTTTTACGTTGTTTCGCCTCTTCGTGCATGACTGCAGCAAAAAAGGCCTTTTCTTCTACATCCATATTCACGAATTCACTAGGTCGAATGTAATAGTTTACGAGGGCGAAGTAGGCAAGTTGTGCCTCCGCGTCCTCTTTTATTAGTTTTTTGCCTCGTCAACCTTGTCTTGGAATGTCTGGTTGATACCGCTGAGTTCGGTCACAGCTTCCAAAATCAAGGCGCTTTCGCCCCAATTAAACATAGTACCGAATAACTCAGAAGCTCCCATTGTTCCATAAGAATCTTGCAATTCTTTATCGTTAAGATCAGGAACCACGATAGACGCAATACAGATTTCACGGTTATATTTAACACCGTCAAAAATACGCTCTTGGCGTCCGTTACGACCAGGCTTATTGACAAAGCAACGGTCATTGATTAAGTCCGCTTCACGAGCGCTCAACACTCGAATTTTAACCGGTTCCTCAAAAGAAGGAAGCAAGACATCCTTAGTCTCTTCCCCTTTTTTGTTTTGTTTCAAAAACGCTTGTAATCCACTCACCACTATTTCCTCCTTGTGTTAGTATGTAATTTCTTGGAATTCTGATAAGATATCAAAATCTTGGAATGTGAAGTCCGTTTCTTCGTCAATAACTTCATCCGCTGATCCATCTAGTTTAAAGATAAGTGATTCTTTGAACAGAACACCTTTCAAAACAATGGTATAACGACCTGCACGAGATGTGCGGTCTTCGTTGGTACACTTAATATCGATACGAGGCAACAAGCCGTTTTTAACGTATTCCAAAGCCATCTTCTTCAATTCAGGACGATGGTAATACATCTTCACAGTTCCTGTACCTTCTGCACCGACAATCTTACCACCCTTCATACGAGAGTTCAGAGGGGTAACATCAGCTTTTGTGTATTCAATTTTAGCTTCTAGAGAGATAAGCTCTGCTAGTTCGTACTGCTTGTCATTGATTGTAAAGAAGACCGTTCCTTCCTTAGCTGACAAAGCATCTAATTGGTTCATAATAGCCATTAGCTAGTTTCTCCTTTCTTAATCACAAATAACCGTCATGTACAAGATTTCCATAGCATCTGTCAAGACAACTGGCAAGTTAACCACAACGGATTCTTTGGTGATACCTTGTGAAATTTCAATATCTTTCGCTTTATACTCCAAAGCCTGCTTTTGAGCAAGTGGGTCAAGAACCATTGTGATGATCCGTTGTTTAAACAACTCACGACCATTCACGTTGTTTGGTACTTTACCGATGAAGTAGTTCTCAAAGATATACTTGACATTGGTGTTGATATTATCCATGGTGCGGACAAGTTTGTTTTTACCAAAAATACGACTATGTTCTGCCGTATAGCTAGTAAATGAGTTCACATCTGACAGGATAATCACTTTTTCATTTCGATAGGCAAAAATAAGCTGACCTCTATTGATGAGCTTTTCAGCCTCTGCTTCGTTCTTACGCTCACAGTCGATAGCACCTGGATAAGACTTGAATGTATTGGATTGCAAGCCAGCGCCTGCATACTTACCAGCTACGAAGTATACACAGTCCTTAGCGCCTAGTTTCGTACCGTCACTTAATGTAACCCCGTTACCGACTGATACAACACCTTCGTCGTCAGCGTCCGCATAGTCATTCAATACTGCAATGACTGAACGACCAGCGTTTCGCCATTTTTTGATATGAGCCGTAACAAGTGCTTTTGTTGCACTTTCATCTGTACCCAAAGCCAAGACTCGGAAATCTTGAGTATCGAGTGCATTTAGGAAATCTTCAACCTCTGAATTGGTTGTAGCTCCATCGGTACCACCTTCAAGCAAGATTGTTTTATCTTCTGTTGTTAAAGTGCCCGTTACATTCACATAGTCATTCTTAAATGGCAAGGCTGTGATGATTTGTTTATCAACTTCTTTCCCAAAGAAAACAGTTGTCACTTCAAAGCCAGTCTCAACTTGTTTCTTGAAGATAACATGAATATGGTTACCAGCCAATCCTTTGTATTTAGCTGTAACGACCATATCGTTTTCCGTTTTCGTTGCCTGTACCCCAGTGTTGTTCACACCATTGTAGACAAGGACCTTACCAGTTCCTTTCAAAGCTTCACGAATCGGAAGGAGTTCATCAATCGGTTTACCAAATAGGCGACGGAAGTTGCTTGTACCATCAACAAGCGTGAAAGCACCAGGTTCTCCCCAAGATCCAGCAATCATAACTGCTGCAATCGTATTGTCTTCCAAAGGAATAATCACATCATCTCTTGATACGAAATTGATGTAGGCCTTTGGAACTCGTTTATTTTGTACTGTCCATTGTGCCATTAGTTAGCCACACCCTTTCTCCAGTCTTCTAAAATGCGTCTTACTTCTGCTAGCGAGTATGACTGGTCATCTTCCAGCAAAATGTTTAACAAAGTTGCATCATCTTCAAAATATTTGAGTAGTGCCTCTTTGCCAAATTTATCTTCAGTGGTTGGTACCACTGGTTCGGTTACATATCCTACTTCTTCATTCGTTTCCATGAGAAGTTTCACCTATCCTTTCTAATATTTGCATTGTCGGTTCTTCTTCAACCCATCGAACGTATCGAGTGATTGTAAATGTGCATATCAAGTCATTCGCATTGTATTCCACCTTCAAATCATTAATAGGGTACTTATCCCCTAAATAACGAAAGGAGGGTGAATTAAACACCATTTCAATCTCTTCAAACTTCTGGTATAAGTCTGTTGTTTTTTCGGTGTAGTAATGCAGCAAGACAATAAAAACCTGCTTATCGTTTTGGTTTGCCAACCGCTTCCGAGTCACAGGCTTCACATCTACAATAAAACAAGGTGTTTTCAATCCTTGCTGGATTTGTTCATCATACACCTTGCACCCAAACACATCTTTGAGTTGCTTGATGACGAGTGGTCTAATACTATAATCCACCTAGTTCCTCCTTTAGCCTCTCTTCGATTTGTTGCGTAATTTGTGGGATTTTTTGTTTAATCTGTTCTTCTGTCAGCCTCATCATGAAGCGCCCTTCTACCCAAGGATTGACCAAACGCTTACCAATTGCAGGGACATAACGCCCTACTTGTTGACGGTGTCCACTTTCGACGAAAGAAGCATACTCCATAGGGTTGAATGCGATAACTTCGTACACGTTCCCGTTTTTGGTCACTTCCATCTTCCAGGATTGATTGAGTTTACCTGTTAGGCCCTTTGGTGTTCGTTCCTTAACCTCTCTCAAAAAGGCTAGGCCGATATCTTTAGCAGCCTGCATAAACTCAGAGTCAATGATTGCCTGAGCTCTTTCAAGTCGTTTCAAAAACTCTTGAACATCACTATCATCATAGCCACTCATGCCGTCTCACCACAATTTCCTGATGTGTGACATAAACCATTGGATCTTCACTGGTCATGTACTGAACACCATCCACAATAAATTTACTACCAGCCTTGATAGTAAATTTAGGCGAACAGAAAATTTTGTGTTCCGTCTTGAGTTGGTGTGCTTCGTTCTGCTCTGTATTCACTAAGTTACGAACAGATACACGGCAAGGAACCTTCTTGTGGATTTCTTTGAATTCTACAAAATCAGCTCCGTTGGGCTTCGTCCCCTCGACAGTAGCAAACACATCCATCTTTTTATCATAGGTCCATTCAATACTTGGCGTTGCCCGAGATAGGACATCATTGATATTCATCCTACCACCTCAACTTTCTGAACCGCTGTAACTGGCTAGTAAAGTCCAGCAATACACTTTCGGCACGTCTGGCAAGGTCTGACTTAGCCAATTCGACACGAGTATCTCCAACAGAAATATTCTTGCCTTGAACAGCTTGGTCAGGATTACAAACAACATAAACCATCTGAATAGCCACAAATCGCAACTCTAAAGGAAAATCCTCACGATTGCAGTAATTAAGAATGTTCTGCATGACTTCATCGACCACTAACTCTTCTAGATAGCATGAATAACGTTGTTCATACAAGTCAATCAAGGCTTGTCTAGCATCTTCATTATGCTTTTGAATCTCTTCCGATGTTCTCTTCTCCATCAGCAGAACCTCTCTTTCTACTTATCGTCCTTAGCGGATTTCTTAGCTAATTTATCAAGCTCTGCTAGAGCATTATCACGTTCAGCTAAAGCTTGGTCACGTTCAGCAACTACTGCTTTGTACTCCTGAATAGTGTAAGTACGTCCGTTAGTCGCTGGCTCTACGACTACATACTCACCATCTTTGATTTCAACCACATCGTAACCATCTTCAAGGAAGGTTACTTTTTCTAGTTCATCAATATCTAGCACACGATTGTCTTTTTTTACTGTTAACATTTTCTATCCTCCTTCTTTAAGGTGCGACGACAAAGGCTAGACCTTCATGTTTAGTCTGGAATAGCAATACATCATCGTAAGATTGTTCGTAGTACAAGTAGTTACCGCTTGAAGACGCGCTTGGTGCGTCAAGTCCTACAAATTCATATTTTTGTGGCGCTGCTATACATGGAATATGAATCAAGAAGAAATGGATTTGTTTAGCAGTTGGGTCAACCTTAGCTCCATTTGTGAAGTTGTACAAGGTCTTCATACGGTCAGATGGAATAGATGGCTCAATCGTCACATCGTCCAAACGACCAATAGAACGGTCAATAACTGTACCTTGTCCGTGGATATTGACTGTACGGCCAAATTGCTTGATGTTCTTGATCATGCGTCTAACTGCTGGTGTACAAAAAATAACACGACCTTCTGCTGGTACTCCAGCTTCGTCCATTTGTTCCATCAACTCATCGAATGTTGCGAGGAAGTTCTCCTCAGTCAAATTCAATGACTTAATTTGTTTACTTTCTGTATCAAGTGCTTTCTTACGAGAGAATAATTTAGATACCATGAATTTATCCATTTCTGGAACTTTTTCAGTATCGTTGAATGTTTTAGTGATGTTGGCAATGGAAGTAACATAGTTAGTTTCATCAACATCTGATGGGTCTACTAGTGTTGACCAGTAACGCTCATTAGTCAATGTGTATGTTTCCCATTGATTTTCATAGTTAGCGTCGATATTCGTAATCGTGCGACGTGTACGGTCCTTGCGTCCTTCCTTAATCAAAAGACGTGGTACTTTCACTTCTTTAGCTCCTGTGAACTTCAAAAGTTTGTTTGATGGAGAGTTCCAAAGTTTGTTAGTGAATAACAATCCGTTTTCACTGTAGCGTGTTTGCAAACCTTGTTGGTAAGATTCTGCATAGTTCAATGTTGCTGGCATATCTGTTCCTCTTTTCTATTTTTGATTATAAATCCGACGTAAACGCATTAATCATCTGCGTTGTCAGGTCGTTAGCAACTGTTTCTTCTTGTGTTGTCCCTTGTGGTTTAGCACCAGCTATATGTGGTTCTACAGCCTTTTCTGGAGCAAACAAAAAGCCTTTAGATTCCTTCAAAGCTGTCAACTGTTCATCTAATCCAGTCACCGCTCCGTTGTCACCTAATCCCAATTTAGACTTATCTAGTAGACTAGACACGATTCCAGCGTCATGAACCTTACCGCTCAAGTGCATTTCAATAGCATGATCTAGTTGCATTGTCTTGAGTTGTTGTTCATGTTCCTTCTGTTGTGTCTTGTACTTGCTGTCCAAGTCTGAGTATTTTTGTTGTAGTTCGGCATTGCCCTCAGCGTCTTTCTTGAGCTGTTTCATGTCCTTATCACGCTCTCTCAACTGGTCTTGCAAGCCCTTGGCATTATCTTCTGCAGCAGACACCTTTGCTTGTAGGTCCTGTGTTGATTTCCCGTGTTCGGTCATAACTGCTTCAACTTGTTCTTCAGTCAATCCTAACTGTTCCAAAAATTTACGATTCATTTCTTTTCCTCCTGTACGTTTGTTTAACGTGGCAACGACCACGACATCTTGGTAAAGTAAAAAAGCCTTTTAACGCCATGCCCAGGGCGATTGTTTATAATCTTTCCTAGTTGTATAATAGACAAAAGGAGGTGAGATTATGAAAAAATCTGAATTGGAAACTTTAATTTCTAACAAAAGCCAAGAAATCTTCAATCAAATGGCTAAAGAAATAAAAGAAAATTATATTGATAATCCTGATAAGTCAAAATCCGATGAATTTACTTATCTCCAGCTAGGTTATCCAATTGAAGTTTCCAAACGTCTAATATATAGCGTATTGTCAGAAGTTCTTACTATCGATTAGTTCATTAATTGAATTATGTAAGTCTCTGATTTTTCGCTGTTCTTCTATGTGTAGCACTAGCTTTGTTGTAATGACGCTTACAGCAATTGTTAGTGCTATTTTTGTATACATCCTCAAAGTAATACCTCCAATATATAAATTTAACCGTACGGGATTCCATACGGTTAGAGCATAAGAAAACCGCCTCGATTTCGATGCGGTTAGGTTATTTATTTTTCAATTGTTTCAGTTTCTTTCTGCATTCAATTCCGACTTTTAGAGTTGAAATGACTTCAAATAATTTAATTATTACGAACAAAATTAATGCAAAAAATATAATCCAACCAAATAAAATTGATACCCAATCCCAAATAAACATGTCTTTACTCCTCTACTTTTTCGTATGTTTCTTTAAAGATGTCAGGTTTGCATGGATAAAATTCACCTTGCACACCTTTGATGATATAATCCCCTTCTGTCGCAATCATCAATCCTTCAAGCGTTTCGATTTTTAAAAGAGGATTTTTTAAGTCTGCGTAATCAATCCGTACTGGATCTAATCCAAAATCGCATAGCTCATCTATAGCTTCTTCCGTATCTGTAAACTGTACAGCCTCAATGACTACTGGCTTTTTACGATATTTCATTTCTCGCTCCTTTCTAAACATAAGAAAAGCACTTAGATTTCTCTAGGTGCTTAATAATATAATTGCAACAATGTGTCAAAATCATCTTCGAAAACATTTTGACTATTTTGTTTTATTTGGTCGATGATTTTATTTTTTGTATCTCTATCCAAAGGTAGTGTTTCGAAGGCCTCTTCTTTTACCAAGAATTCACCATTTTCTCCCTGGAATTCTTTTGTAATTTTTCTAATATGACTCTCGAAATCGATAGATTGAAGTTCTTCGTCATTGATGTTATCTTCAATCGCATTCAGCAACAAACTAATTGAAATTTTAATCATCTTTAAGCACCCCTAACTTACTGCGGTTATAAACAACTGTATACAACCCATCATTATGCATTGCTTTATAACCATCGTAACCATGCAGGACGGCAAAAACATCTGCATTAGAGTCATTTATTCCTATTTGACTCATCAAAAAATAGTAATATTCATATAATTCATTATCATCGTCTAAATTTTTCAACCAAGTATGCTTTTCTTTTTTATAAAGTTCGTCAGTTAAAAATTTAAAATCGGAATGGTCGTAAAAAGCTTTTATTAGTAGTGGATTTGGTCCTTTATTAGCATATCTCTCAGCAACAAAACGACTTCCGAAATACAAACCACGCCCATGGGCAGATTTCACTCTACCGCTTAGGTCTAGTTTTCCGTTTCTGAAATTATCCTTTAAGTTTTTTGACTTTATTTCTCCAGATTTGCTATCACTTACACCACGGTATATGGTCTCTAATCCAACAATATCGTTGTCATTAAGAATATTCGGTTTCCTATCATAGCCAACCCGTTTATATAAAAATCTTATAAATTTAGACTTCTCATCATCATACGGTTTGGAACGATCTGTCAATTTTTTATTTGCGAATAATTCTAAAATATTTTTACCAGTTTCTTTTTCGTACTCTTCCGAAACTGCCTTCAATCTTTTAGATATGTTTAATATTCTTTCTTTGTCACCTATATTATCCTCCGTTAATGGGTAAAAGTCAAATTTTTTTATATTTCCCTTTGATTTCTCGACGTTCTCCTTTTCCCCGTCTTTCGCAAACAGTTTTTCTTTAATCGCTTCCCCTTCACGCTCCCAACCTGCAAAGATTTCGTCCAGAGAACGTTTCTCTTTTGCCATTTTTACAGGGGCGTTATTTAGTAATATGTCGAGATATGGACTAATCTGTTCAGCTTCTTCGGTTCTTTCGGTCTTATCAGTCTTGCCTTTCTTATCGGACCTGACTGCAGGCCTGATAGTAGAACGGCAACGAACATGAAAAGGCGGTGCGGTTCGTCCTGGTTTATATTCTTTAACAGAATAAACCTTATGATTTTCTGACTGACAAATCTCACTTGTACGACTGTCTAAGACCGCTACAATTTCGTAGTGGTCACCGCCCAACTCCTTGATAGTATCCAGCGTCGCAAGGTTATTGTAAAAGGTCGTCTCAGTTCTGACAAGCGTATCAGCTCGATGATAGGCGACCCCTGTACGCTCAGAAAGAGCCCTAGCCATTCTATCAATAGACCAGCCGCCTGTCAGACCTTTATTCAAGACATCACTAATTGCTTTATAAGTCGCCTCCTCATGTCCCCACACATTTGTTGAGAATGTTTTACCACTCCAGTTACTCCCCATCTTATGCTTAACTGCATCTACACCTAATATTGGTTTCTCTATGATTCCGAAGTGTGCCAAGTTCTTAGCTTGATGGATTTTACCTTTGATGTAGACATCGCTCAGAGCTTCTGTGACCTTGTCATGTATACCGTCTGGCTTTCCATATAGTTCAGCTGTTAGGCGCTCAATTTCAGCAAGTAAAGCCTCCTTGCGACTAATACGATGGCGATAGCTCAAGGCGTCCAACAAAGGTGTCGGTGTGTCAGGATTTAAAGCCATCTCACGGAATCTTTCAAGAGTTACGTGCTTAAACTCTCTACGCTCTTTATCTGTCAGATATTGCTTGGCCTCTGCGTGAGTCATTTTATTATCAACTGCATATCTGGCATAGAACTTCTCGATCTCAGAAACCAGCTGGTGTTTATAGTCAGCTAAGGATTGGCCAATCTGGGCCATATACCTATCAGCAACTATCTGAGCGTTTTGTTCCTGTTGTAAAGCACGCTCAATCCAGTACTCATCTATCTTTTTCTTTTCCTTGGTCGTCATGGTCATCCTCTACCTTTTTGAAATTAGTTTCAGAGTATGGATCTTGCCCTTGTTCCTGTTGTTCTTTCAATCGTTCCTCAACCTCTGGTTGATACCATGGATGTTGTTCACGAACACTTAGGTCGTCTAAGATACCGATTGAGTTTACACAATCTTGAATAGCTTCAGACTCATTTGAAATGATGTCACGGTTAAAAACATAAGTAAATTTAGATGCGTCAAACGCTACTCCTTTGTTAGCTGCATACTGTTCTACAAACCAAAGGAATTGCTTGATACCTTTTTGGAACTCATTTTCTAGCTCGTTACAGTCCAAATCAAGGTCTGTATAGCGCCATTTAAGAGCCTGACCGCTTGCATTACCTAGATTATCATCTTGGGTATCAATGCCTCGTGCAGCCTCATATAAGAACTTACGAGAGCGTTCAATATCTGCTTCAACTCCGCTAGTATCATTGTCTGCTTGCAGGGTATCTACACCACCATCACTAGAAACCTTGATAGAGCGGAACTTATTCAGATTATTCATGAACTCGCCCAAGTCTGCACCCTGATAGTTTTTCAAAACATAAATCAACTTCGGCATATCTGCCAACATATCAGCGTTAGTAGACATTTGAAGTTGAATATTATCAATCAAAGACTTAGTTTGGACTAAAAGACCGTCCTCATACTCATTGTAGCGGAATGGAATCAGAGGTACTTTCTCCCAAGTATAAGGAATCCGTGTACCGTCTGCATTGACATAATAAAAATTCCCCTTAGTCTCCTTGGATAGTGGGTTGAGTTCCAGGTGTGAACCTGTCCAGATATAATCTGTAATTCCTTGTTCATCGTAGTATTCTACAAAGGTTTTAGTCTTCTTCACTCCGCTTTCGTATACTGCTTGTTTGTAGACACGTACAAAGGCAGATAGTTCCAAATGACGCTCGTCTTTCCAAAAAGGGATAATCTGTTCACTTGGGATTTTAAACAAGCGTAGACGGCCGTTCTCATCGTAATAAGGCAAGCCATAAGCTATCCCTTTCATCACTGCTTCCTTACCGAGTGACTTAATCGTAGATAAAAGGTCCTCGTCAAACACACTATCTAAAAAGTCTTGCGACTTTTCTCCCTCAACCGAGATTGTCGGTTTTTTAGAAAACAAGTAACCAACCTTCTGGTCTACCAACTTCTTGAACAAGCCTAATTCAATCCTTGAGTTCGTCCGCCAATCTACATCTACTTTCTTATTTCGAATAGCCGTACGGTTTCGATAATAGTCGTAAGCCTCTTTCATCGTGCTTACTTTCTCAGAATTCTGATGTTCTCTTATCTCAATCTCTAGTATTTCGTTTTGGGTTGTATTCTTAATCAACAACCTCCTGATTAACCATTTAAACCAATTACTCAACATTTCTCCTTCTCCTACCAGAATGATATTCCTGGCTGTCTCATATCGTCTTCAAACGCATATCTAGTAGCGTCGATTGTGTGGTCGTTCACTTCTTCTAATTTAGGCTTGGGATTTCCATCACGGTCAACTGCATAGTCGGCACTTTCGAACTCTCTTGCAATATTTGGTGTGCGTTCTGGATCTATCACAATCGCAACCAAATCATCTAACCAGCGCTCTCCATACTCCCTACTGTCAGGACCTTTCTTAGCGCCTTGAACAAGCGGAATATTCAGCTGCAGTTTTAATTCATCAATCGACTTAGGCTCTGCACTATCACAGGTTATCATCTGAGATTGATAGCCTTTCTCACGGATTCTTTCAGCCAATTCACGGTTGCTAATCTTCACGCCGTAAATCTCATCGATAGCGTAGATAACACGTTTCTTCTTGTCGTAATGCCATCTTACAAAGGCCAAAGGGTCATTAGCATAACCGAAGTCATTGCCTTGCCGAATGTTATCAAACCTCGCTATTTCCTCGTCTGTAATCTTGCGGAATACCAGATTTTCAAACGGTGCTACACCCGAACCGATAGCCTCACCCAGATACTCCCAACGGTAACGCTTCTCTGAACGCTCTTTCGTAGCCTCTGCCTCTTCTATAAAGGCTTGGGATATATATGGGTTATCCAAGTAAGTTGAATGGTGTACGTGGGTATTAGGAGGCTGTATGACGCTTTCATATTTCTTATTCACCCAAGATTGTTTTCTTTTCGGTGGATTGTAAGAGTAAAAGAACTTATAAAAAAGACCATCAGCCAATTCTCCACGTAGGAGTGAGTTGGTGATTGTCTTTACTTCATCTTCAGTTTTAAATTCAGCTAACTCCTCAATCCAGCCGATTGCGAATGGAAAACGACTATCTTTCAAGGATTTGATACGCTCTGGATCTTGCGCACCACGAAAGATAATATAATTCCCCCTTGGAATATAGGTTATCTTCAAAGGAGATTTATTAATCTTAAATAGATGACCGACACCTTGCTCGCTAATTGCCCATTTCAATTGCTCGTAAACCGATTGTTCTAGGGTATTATCTGTCTTACGAATGCACACGGCATTGACTGGATAGCGCATAATCAGTTGAATGATAGTGTGCCCGAGGTCGCTTGATTTACCAGAACCACGCCCACCTTTTTCAACTACATGTAAGATTTTAGGGTCAAACGCTGCACGCCACATAGGATAGAAAGCCTTTGGGATAAATTCGCTCATTCTACGCTTCATCGCTAACTCCTATATCATCAACGAATTGAACAGCCGAAGACATCTCGATTTCTTTTCTCTCTAAATACGCTCCATTCACTTTGAATATGTGATCTAGAGAGCGTTGTCTTTCTTCAATTGTCGGAGTAAATTCATAGGTCGTTTCTGATACCTCCACGCCTTCAGCAGTCTTTACAGTTTTTTTAGAATATCCTTGTTGAGTTTCCCCTCTAGCAATACTAGCAGAGATTGCCAAAGCTTCCGCGATTGACATTGAACGTTCATCAAAAAGTTCTTCCGTACGTTTTTTGATGAATTCAGAAATCTCAACATTTTTCAACAATCTTTGTCCTATGCTATATGCCGTTTTCTCTGAGTACCCCACCTTAATAGCGGATTGTGTTGCGTTTCTACTGATGATGTACTCATCTGCGAATCGTCTTTGTCTTTCATTCAATTTTCCATCACCACCTTTCAAATAATCAAAAAAAGCCACACGATGTGCGACCTTTTTAAGACCTCTCATAAGAACAGCAGGACTTGAACCTGCAACCAATAGGGTGAAAACCTACCGCTCTACCACTTGAGCTATGTCCTTACCGCAAGGCGACTACTACCTTGCGTGTTAATTAGAAATCAATCTTCTGATTTATTTTTTGTAGTCTTTACAACCTCTGAGGGAATCAAACCCTCTAGCTTATAACTTACCTAGGATATAAGTAGCTACGCAACCATGCAAGGTCCAGTCGCTACTGCAACCATTTTTAAGTTAATGAGTGATATATGAATGCTAAGCCTACTGCCTACCCCATTTTTGGGACACAAACACTCAAATGACAGTAGCTGGAATTGAACCAGCTGGTCTAGCAGTAAAACGCACGTTTGGTAAAAGTTTCAAGGAGACCCAAACAACCTGCCAACCTGTCCTTACTGTCTAAGAGGCCGAAGCCTCGAAAAAATATAATAAAGATAAAGGAGACATCAATGAACGAAATAGAGGAAGGGACTCGAACCCTCAATGCCTTGACGACACCCTGATTTCAGGTAACCATCTACCAAATTCTGAGACCTTTCTTTTCAATTCTTGACAATACCATTCTAACAGAATTTTAGAACCATGCTGTCCCAAATAGTCCCATTTTAAACTTTATGACATCAAACAACTTCTTCTAGAGCTAAAATTGCCTCATTTTTCAATCTGTAATAGGTTGTACGGCTCATTTTTAAGTCGTAACAAATACTATCAGCAGTCCCTTTATTGATATAAGTCATTCTCAAGATTGTCCGATACTTCGGATTTGTTAGCTTGTTGATCATTCGACCCAATTCTAACTTACGATTGATGATGACATTGGTATCCTTCTCGATTTCATCCTTCATCGTAATAAGTTGAACATATACATCATCAGCCTTTCTAGTCTGTCCACCTTGGACTTTGACACCTGACCACTTAGGACTTGAGAGCAAACCTGCCTCAAGCTCATTGATTTCATCTATACGGCTTTGGATGTCCATGTCAAGGTCTTGTAATTCTTTCAATAGCTCTTTAGCCTTGTTCACTCTTTGTCTCCTTTGTGATATAATAGTCTTATTAGGAATTTAGCTGAGACAGAGAGTGTCTTGGCTTTTTTTATTTTAGAGGTTATTGAGTATCTTGAGAGTTTCCTCATAACTAAGTTTTACTTCAACTCTTTGCTCCTCGTATGCTCCAAAAATTTTGGGGATTCTGAAATAAATGATTGTAAAATTATCATAATCTTTAATGACTGTGTAGACATGTTTGATTAGTTCTTTTTTAAAAGAAACGTTAGGTAAAACGACTAAATCAGGTAAAGTTACATCAGCAGGCCTTTCTTGCCTTTTCTTTTTTCCTGAATATGGATATTTTTTGGTTTCATTTATGCCCTCTTTTAAATTATTTTCCCATCAAAAACTAGTGTTATTGTACCTGTACCATCTTTGTGTTTAGATACTAAAGCAAGACAATCTGAGCCTAATTCAACGCTCTCAACTGTGATACTGCGCTTTATTCTGTCAACATTGATGATTGTTCCCATTAATGTTTTAATTCTCATGCTCCATCTCCTCGATAAGCCAGTCAAGGTTCTTGCGTGCTTTCTTCAGGTCTTCGATACCATTCTTTTCTTTGTATCGAAGTAAATACTCGACTGCACTGCACCAGCGATGTGCTTCCATTTCTGACTTGCCTTTGACGAAATTTCTCGTCACGTCTTTTACTTCGAGACCGTAAGTCCCGATGTAGTGATTTGGTTTGTTTATGTTATCAATTATTTCTGGGTACATTATTTATCCTCCAAAAATTCAGGGTTCTCGTAGATGTTGCCAATGATTTGACTGTTTTTAAACGTTTCTGGCTCAAAAGGACTAATATTATCTGGATCAGCGACATTAATACATTCAACATAAAAGCCTAGACCATCATGTAATACACCAAGTATATGGTCGTTGTTCTTAGATGTTTCAAGATATTTATAACTTCCGAATTTTACAATCATTTTTATACCTTGGATTTCAAGTACATCCCCCTCAAAGATTTCCTTGCCGTTCTTATCTTTGAGTCCTGTTGATTTCATGAGTTTGATTTCTTCAAAAACAAAGTTATCTAAATCTCTACCGTCTGGTAAACCATTCTCAAAATAAAAGTAAACTCGTTGCGTCGTGACCACTTCATTCTCATAGTCAATATCAAGAAGGTCATCTGTTTTAATCATACGTTTTTCTGTGTTTATCCATGCCCTATATCTTGGTATCATCCCAAATCCTCCTAAGCATTAACAATTGGAAAATGAATATCACCAATCACTAAAGAGCCTACGCTGTAATAATAGCCGTTATGCTCTGCTTCACAATTGGCAATAGCTACAGGGTTCTGATTATGGAAGATAGTTACTTTGTTTTTATAACCAGTTCCCCAATGGTCGGGGATTTCTTCCGGTTCTCCAATTTCAACATTAGTAATCACAGCGTCAAGTGATACATCTTGGAACTCCCCACCTGCTGAGGCACAGCAATCACTTTCAGACATTTCAATAGTGACCTTTGTGCCGTCTTCAAGCAACAAAAAGTCCTTATCCCATTTCACAATACGCTTAAAGAGCAACAATTCTTTAAGCTCTTCCAACGACCCGTACCTTGCATTTTTCCAATCAGGCTCATAATAGTCTGGTAGTTTAATAGTTTCTGTCATAGTAACACCTCATCCCCAACTTTCACTTTCTCATACACTTCCTTCGTAACCACGAACACACCGTAGTCACGAATCGTAAGCGTGTACAGCTTGCCCTGTCGTCCTTTCTCGACGACCTTACCGAATATCTCAGCGCCTGCGTTGTCTGCTCTATAGACAATTATCGGACGCTTTGCTTCTAGTTTTTTTATGTGGATACTCTGCCAAATATTTAATCCAGCAGACAATAAAATCCAGATTGCGATAAATCGTTTCAATCTATGACCTCCTTAAAGCGCCCATCTATTTCGGGGCTTATTTCTTTTGAAAATAGGATTCTTCTTTTCTTTTTTCTTCTGCTTCTGATAATCGCTATCTTTGTTGAAGATAATATCTTCATTTTCAATCAGTTCAGGAATGAAGTATTTAGATGGGTGTCGTTCAGGTCGTTCCATATTACCACCTCATATATAAATATTTCATATCAATATTTTGTTCTAAAATACACTCTTTCAGTGACTTTAAAACTTCTAAGGCACCGCTGACTGTTCCCCATCTATTTTCAGGTTCATACTGCACATACTTTTCAGGATACTGTTCTAATTCAGATATACCGCGTTGAATGTTATGTAAAATGTCAGCAATGTTGTACGTAGTGCCTTGGTCAAAATCCCAATCCATAGCAACTCTAAACATTCTTCCAAGATTGTATGTCGGAGAACTATATTTAGGTTCAGCAATACGGATATATTGTCCGTTTTCTATTTTCGCTAAAATTTCCAAATCATAACTCATCACTCCACCTTCTCAATCTCAATCCCTGGGCAATTGAAAACCCAGCCGAACCCAGCTTCTTCTAGTTCTTTTTTTGTAAAACTTTCTTTGTATGCTAAAGAAAAAAATATTTTCCCAGTTCCATCTTTAGAAATATAGTGTTTTGTCGCTCTAATCTTAACCAGATACCTCTTCTCTTTCTCGACCTCGTAGCCGAACTGGTGCATGTTGACGAGGGTTTGAAATGTGGTTATTGAACAGTTCATCCATCTTTTGAATTCCGATTCCTCTTGATGATTCCAATTATAGATGTAATCCCAAATATAATGGTTTAAATCATGTTTTTTCTTCTCATACCAATCCGCCACAAACTGCTTTACTTTGACTGGTTGCGGTTCGTCTAGTTGTTTCAAGTCTTCAATATATGGTTTAGGAAACTCAGTTTCACATCCGTTTGGTAAAGTTACTAAATAGTTTGGAAAGCCGTGTTCCCTATAAGTTACACCTTTTATGGTTCCGCGTAAAACAACACTGTCACCTATTTTCATCTTCCAACTCCTCCATCTTTACTTTATACATTCGATTCCCTCTATACTTGCTCTCAAGCTGCGCCTTGCATTTGCCAGCATCACCCTTTTTCTTAAAAAAGTGAGTTTCGTCTACCATGTTGTCAAAATATAGTGTTACTGTGTATGACATTTCTTCTCCTATACTTATTAAAAAATATGTTTATTTCGTGAATACTTTTCACACGGTTACAGGTTACATCACTTTTCGCAAAACATATTTTATAAAAAACAAGAATGCTGTTATATCAACGTTTATAGCACTTG